ATGGGCAAACGGAGCGGCAAGCCTGCGCAGCGAAAGGACGCCGCGAATCCGCGAGCGGCGATTCCGACCGCCGTGGAGGAAGCCTTGCAGACCACGACACCGGAACGGCTGAGGCGGTCCCTTCACGTGGTGGAGGTCCGGGACGGGGAGGGCCGCGGTCGCCAGCCGCCCCTGGGGGTTCGAATGCTGGACGCGACGCCGCTGGACGCCTATCGGCGGCGGGGGGTGGTGGACGAGCGCCAGCACGAGGCCGGCATGTGGCTGGCCCGCTGCTTCCGGCGGGCGGTGCTCCAACCATCGATGATCGCGGTCTACGGCGAGAGGATGGGCGGCGGGGGCGGCGCGGACCCGATGCTGGATGGGCGGAACATCTTGTGGAATTTCCTCCTGGCCAGCGGGCTGGCCGTGAGAGGGGGCGGGGCCGAAGCGGCCAAGGCCGATGCGCGGGTGCGTGAAGCGCTTCCGGGGGCTCGCTCCCCGCTGGTCGTCACCCCCTTGGGACATGTGGCGCTTTCCGTCTGCGGGCTGGAGGAATGGGCCGGTGGCACCCGCAACCTGAACAAGCTGCGCTCCGCCCTGGACAAAGTGGCGGATCACCTTCGCATCGGCCACGGAAGCCCCGCCGCCGGCACGGTCCCCGACGCCAAGCCGGCGTTCTGAGCGAGCGGAGACGGAACGGCCGCAGGGCGTGATTCCACGAGCGCCGCGCATCATCGGCAACCCCTTGTTTCAGCAGGTTATTAGGAATAAATACGCAAAACATATTGATCGATGTGCATGTTTTCCGATACGGTTTCGCTACCGTGGCAATCGGTGTCGCTGAGCGGCAATCAACCTGGAAGCACCGCCCGATACGCGGGCTTCGATGAATCGGCTGGACCGTGGCGGTGCGACCTCCCTGCGTTGCCGTTTCGGATCGTGAGGTGTTCCCGATCCGAAGCCGGCGTCCCCGAGGCCCGCAGCGCGGGCCGGTCGTCCGCCCAATTCGGCGTCAAACGCATCAACCGGGCCTCTTTCCGAGAGAGGCGTCAGAATGAGGTGGTCACGATGCACCCCAAGACCGCGATCCGGCACGCCTTGGTCGCCCATCTGCGGAATCCGTTGTCCGGCTCCCCGCCATCGAATCATCGGACCGCCGCCCAGGGCAGGGTGTTTGCGAACCGCGTCCCCGCATCGACCCCCTTTCCCTGCCTTGCCGTTCGCACGGATGGGGACAAGCGGGATCCGAGCCATCCAGTGAACGCGGACGGCCCGGTTCGACGCTTGCTCACCATCCTGGTGGAGGGAACGGTCGCCGGGGGGGAGGCCGAAGACGATTTGGACGCCCTGTGCCTTGAGGTCGAGGACGCCTTGCGGGCCGACCCGACGCTGGGCGGCCGGCTGGAGAAATTCCACTGGGAGGAAACGGCGGTCGCCGGTGGCGAGGGAGGGACGATGGTGGCCATGATGAGCTTCTCGGCGGCCTATCATTCCCATCCGCCGTCGGAGGACGGCCCGTTTCCTCCCCGCCATGTCTATGGCTCCTGGGAACCGAACACCGGGCCGCCGCATCTGCCCGATTACCGCGAGATCGCGGACGGCCGTCAACCGGAGATGGTGTGATGGCGGACCCCGTGGAAACCGAGCGCCGGCTGTCCAACGTGGTTCACTACGGCACCGTCGAGGAGGCGGACTACGCCAAGGCGCGCTTGCGGATCCGGATCGGCGAGAACGTCACCACCTGGATTCCATGGGCCGCCAGCCGGGCCGGCGGGGATCGCTCGTGGCATCCGCCGGAGGTCGGCGAACAGATTCTGCTGGTGGCGCCCGGTGGCGACCTGAACCAGGCCTGCGTGCTGGGCTCCGTCTACCAGACCAAGCATGGGGCGCCAGCCGACAAGGCCACCGTCACCCGGACCGTGTGGAAGGACGGGGCGACGCTGGAATACGATCGCGAAACCCACGCCTATGCCCTGGACGTGCCGGTCGGCGGCACCATCGAACTGCGGTGCGGCGCATCCTCGTTGCGGATCAGCAACGAGGGAATTGTGCTGAAGGCACCCCGCATCGACCTGAATCCATAAAATGGGGGGCCGGAGATGCCGAGTGTCTGCCGTCTGGGGGACGCGTGCACCGGGCACGGATGCTGGCCGCCCCGGCCGAACGCGGAGGCGAGTGGCGATGTGTTCGTGAATGGCCGGGGCGCCCATCGCGTCGGCGACGCCTGGGCGGCACACACCTGCCCGGATAAACCCGAAACGCATGCGGGAGTCCAGGCGACGGGAGCGGCTGCGGTGTATGTGAACGGTCGCCGGTTGGCGCGCGTCGGCGATGCGGTGTCCTGCGGTTCGACGGTTGCCGGCGGGTCGTCCGACGTCGTGTGCGGCGACAACGCGCCAGCGCCGCTTCCTCCGCCCCGGGGCGCCGCCGGATCACGTTTCGAAGATGTTCCTCTCCAGCCAACTGCCCGCTCCGTGTCCAATCACCAACGAGAAGTTCCGCAACTGGCGTCCCCGTCACGGACATGGGCATGATTGTCTCGTGTTCTTCGGCGCGCGCTGCGTCGCGGAGTCCTCTCCTCCAAGGGTGCTGTGCGATCCATGAATCAGACGTTGGAGTGGGTCCGATGGATCGGCAGCGTCGCCATCGGCGGGATGCCGCTGCCTTTTGCCCTGCCGGCCGCCTTGTGCATCCTCTTCGGGTGGGGAAGGAAATGGGATGAACGCGCCCGTTACCGGTCCTGGTCATCGGCGGTCCAGGTGACAGGACTGACGATGGTGGCGAGCCCCCTGGTCATGACGTTTCTGCTCACGGTCTTGCCGTGGATATTGCAAGCTCTCGCGCGTTGGCCTCTGCTGAAGTCGATTATAGAAACATTCATTTTTGTTTATGCGCCGACCGCAGCTTACTTCCTTATCTTGAACCTGCCGATTCACGGAATGTTTTACGATATGCATACGGACATGCATTATTATTGTTCGATGCGTGACTGCGGATTTTTGACGGATTGGCGCCGCAGCCACAGTTCCGACGAATGGGTGGTCATCAGCCAGACCGTGCGCGTGTTCGCCGCCTATGTTCTGCAAACCCTTCTGTCCTTCCTGATGATCCGTGCCGCTTTGGCGGTGCGTGCGCGCCGCTGCCGGCCGGAGCGGCCGTAGCCAGCGCGTTCTTCCCCTCCTTTACTGAGCATCGGAGCTTTCCATGCGCGGCATGAACGCTGCAAACGGCACCGCTTTGTCCGGGTTGAACCACCTGCGGCAAAGCATCCGCGACATCCTGACCACCCGCACCGGCACCCGCGTGATGCGCCGGGACTACGGATCCGACCTTCCGGCCCTGGTGGACCGGCCGATGAACCCGGCCCTCGCCATGGACCTCTACGCCGCCACGGCCAAGGCCCTGCGGCGTTGGGAGCCCCGCTTCCGCACGCGCCGAGTCGCCATCACCGAGGCCCGGCCGGGCCGCGTCGTCCTCTATCTGGAGGGGCTCTACCTGCCGGACGGCAAGGAGATCACCCTGGACGGGGTGGTGGTGCAATGACCACGACCATCGACCTGTCCCATCTGCCGCCGCCGACGATCCTGGAGGCGCTTTCCTACGAAGCCATTCTCGCCGGCATGAAGGCGGATCTGAAGGCCCGGCTTCCCGACTGGACGGCGGACCTGGAAAGCGACCCCGTCAACAAGCTGCTGGAGGCCTGCGCCTACCGGGAACTGCTGCTGCGGCAGCGCGCCAACGAGGTGGTGCGCGCCAACCTGCTGGCCTTCGCCGCCGGCGCCGACCTGGATCATCTGGCCGCCTTCTACGGCGTCGCCCGCCTGGAGGGGGAGACCGACGCGGCGCTGCGGCTGCGCATCCAGAACCGTGTCCAGGGCTGGGCCAACGCGGGGGGCGCCGCGCATTACCGTTACTGGGCCCTCTCCGCCAGCCCGGATGTCCAGGACGCCGCGGTGTCCAGCCCCTTCGCCGGCCGTGTCCGCATCGCGGTGCTGGCCCGCACCGGCGACGGCACGCCGGACGCGGCCCTGCTGAACGCCGTCAAGGCGGTGGTCCTGCGGGACGACGTGCGGGTGCTGACCGACACCGTGGAGGTGGTGGGCGCCACCATCAAGCCGGTCGACCTCACGGCACGGCTGTGGCTCTACCCGGAAACCCCGGAGCAGGTGTTCACCGAAACCGTGGCGGCCTTCCCCTCGACCCTGGCCCAGGCGCGCGGCATGGGATGGGATTTGACCCGCTCCTGGGTGATCTCCCGCCTGCATGTCGGCGGCGTGCACCGGGTCGAACTGGATGGGCCGGCCGCCGACGTGGCCTGCGGGCCGGACGAATGCGTGGCGCTCGGAACCGTCTCCATCACCCTGGAGGGCCGCAACCGATGACCGCCACCCTTCTGCCGCCCAGCGCCTCCGCTTTCGAGCGGGCCGTGGAGGCGGCCACCGCCATCGACGACCGGCTTTCCAGCCTCGCGCCGCTCCGCCGGGCCAAGCTGGAGGCGGCGTCGCCCCTGGTGCCATGGCTGCTGTGGGAATATGGGCTGGGCGAGGTTCTGCCCTACCTGGAGGACCCGCAGCGGGCGATCCGCGAGGGCGTGCTGTGGCAGCGCATCCGCGGCACGCCCGCCGGTCTGCGGGTGGCCTTCGGCTGGCGCGGCCTGGACCGGGTCCTGGTCGAGGAGAAAGGGCCGGGCGTCCATTTCGCCGAGTTCATGGTGGACACCGGGCTGGTGCCGGATTCCCGCGCCGTGCTGGATCTGATCGGGCTGGCGCGGCTGGCCTCGCCGGCCCGGTCCCGGTTGGCCCGCATCTTCCACGGCTACGACATCCGCCGCTTCCGTCTGGATTCGTCCGGGCTGGACGGTGGCGGCCTGCTGTCGGACTACAGCGGCGTCGAGGGGCCGGAGGGCGTGCGCCTCTCCTTCGGTCGCGGCACGCGGGGGGAGGCCGAACTGGGCGGCATCCGCATCCAGTCGGTTCCGGCGCCCATCCACGCGGCCCAGACCGCCTATGTGACCGGCTTCCGGCTCGACCGCAGCGCGCTGGACGGGCCCAGGCCGCGTCTGTGGCCGCGCCTCCAGCATCTTCGTCTCGTCACGGGGGCGAACGCCACCGGGGTGCCGCCCCCCGCCGGCCTGCGGCCGGTCCGCCGTTTCACCAAGGCACAGATCGTGCTTTCGGACGGCCCGAGGCTCGGAACCGTCAACGCCTGCACCCAACCCTTCCGCTGGGTGCAGGAGGGACCGCGCTTCATCCTGTCCAGCGGCGCGCGCCTGTCCGGCACGCCGCGAAGGCTCGTCCGGCTGCCGATTCTGGAACGTTTCATCCGCCCGACCAAGGGGGCTTCTCCGGCCTATCCGGGCCTGGAAACCGCCGTGACACGCCACGCGGAGCATGTGGGAACTGCCGTCACGGGCGATCCCGCCGTCCATCTCGACCGCACCGAAACCGGCCGGATCTTCTCCGCCGAGCACCACGGGCAGCGGTGGGCCGGCGCCTTCTGGCCGCGTTCCCGCTGGTCCGGCCTTCGCGAAATCATCGGCGCCTCGCACGCCACCGCCTGAATCCTTCGGAGTTTCCGCCATGACCATACTGACGCGCAGCGGGCGCGCGGCGCTTGCTGCCGCCATCAAGGCGCAACCCCTGCACCTTGCGCTGGGGGAGGGGAACGCGGACTGGGACACCACCCATTCCGCGATCTTCGCCTTCGCCGCCGACACCGTCGCGCTGCCGCACCGCAACCTGTCCGCCGTGACGGTCACGTCCCTGGACTACGACCCCGGCGAGGTGGATGGCGACGGCGCCGTCGTGGTGCCGCCCACCGGCACGCTGTACGCGGCCGGTACGGACTACGCGCTGGATTCCGCCGCCGGCACCGTGACCCGCAAGGCCGACGGCGCCATCGCCGCCGGGGCGCAGGTCTTCATCGGCTACCACGCCGACCGTCCGGCGGAGGATCCCGCCGCCACCGCCCTGCGGGCCGAGGTGGGCCGCCGGCTGGTCGAGGAGGTGGAGTTCGTCACCCCCGACCCCGCCGGCGGCATCGTGGTCCCCACCGGCCGCTACGCCGTCTCGGCGACGCCGACCCAGCATCTGTTCTTGCGGGTCCGCTTCGACTTCACCGACGCGGCCACCGCCACGGTGCGCGAGCAGGCGCTGTTCGTCGGCACTGCCACCGACCCGGCGCTGCCGCCCGGCCAGCGCTATTTCAGCGCGGCGGAGGTGGAGGACCCCGGCATCCTGCTGCTGCTCCAGCACTCCGTCCCCATCGTCCGCCAGCCTTCCACCCGCGAGACGTTCGAATTCGTCGTGACGTTCTGAGGAACCCGCCATCATGACCCTGGACCGTTACTACAACCTGTTCGACGCGACCAAGCGTCACGAGGAAATCCTGTTCCTGGCCGGCGACGGCCTGCAGGCCCGCGAGCTGAACGAGCTGCAATCGATCCTGGGCAACCGCATCGCGGGCCTGGGCGGCGCCATCTACAAGGAGGGCGACCCGGTGAAGGGCGCCGGGATCATGGTCGATCCCGACACCGGCGCCGTGACGCTGGAGACGGGCGAGGTCTTTCTGCGCGGTGCCATCCGTCCGGTGCCGGCCGGTGCCTTCACCATCCCCGTCGAGGGGCGCGTGGCCGTCGGCGTCCGCTACACGGAAAGCGTCGTCACGGCCCTGGAGGATCCCGGTCTGCGCGACCCGGCGGTCGGCACCGACGGCTATCTGGAGCCCGGCGCGGCCCGGCGTGCGTTCGCCCTGGCCTGGGGCTGGGAGGGCGGCGCGTCCGGCGACGGCGGCGGCGGGGCGTTCCACGCCATCTACACCGTGACGAACGGCGTCCTCGACAACCGCGTCACCCCGCCGGCCATGGACGCCGTCGCCAGCGCGCTGGCCCGCTACGACCGCGAGGCCAACGGCGGCTTCTACGTGGTGTCCGGTCTGAGCGCCGCCTATCTGGAGACCAGCAACGGCGAGCACCTGTTCTCCCTGGCCGAGGGGCGCGCCAACATCAACGGCTACAAGGTGGAGCGCGTCCACGGCGCCCGCCTGCGCTACCCGGTGGACCCGGATCTGCAAAGCGTGGAATCGGAGCCGCACGTCTTCGCCAACGCGGGCGGCGGGTCGATGCGGATCACGCTGAACCGTGGGCCGCTGGCGATGGTGCGCGACGTGAAGGTGACGAAGGAGAAGACCGTCACCGTCACCCACGGCGCCTACACCGGCGCGGTGGACACCCTGCCGGACAGCAGCGTGGTCCAGGTCGTGTCGGTGACCCAGGCCGGCACCACCTACGCGCTGGGCACCAGCTACACGGTGTCGGGCGACGAGATCGACTGGAGTCCTGGCGGCGCGGAGCCGGCGCCGGGCAGCACCTACACCGTGACCTACCGCTACATCGACAGTGCCATGTGGAGCGCCGCCGACGACGACGGCTTCACGGTGTCGGGCGTGGTGAACGGCACCACCGTCTACGTGGACTACGCCTGGAAGATGCCGCGCGTCGATCTGCTGACGATGAACCAGAACGGCGAACTGTCGCGGCTGAAGGGCGTGTCCCGCACCCGCCAGCCCGCCGCGCCGGTCCCGCCGTCCGACGCGCTGGCGCTGGCGACCGTCACCCACGACTGGCGGGCCGCCAACAAGCCGGTGGTCGGCAACATCGCCGTGCGCGCCATCCCGGTCTCCGACATCGAGGACATGCGCGGCCAGATCATGGAGCTGTACGGCCTGTGGGCCACCTCCAACCTGCGCACCGACGCCAGCATCCGCGAGGCCGGCGCCAAGAAGGGCGTCTTCGTCGATCCCTTCGTCGACGGCAGCGGCCGGGACGCGGGCGTGGTGCAGTCGGCGGCCATCGTCGGCGAGATGCTGACCCTGCCCATCGGCGTCAACGGCATCTACACCTCGGCCTCGGGCTTCACCACGCTGGACTACACGCTGGTGCCGGTGCTGGAGCAGATCCAGCGCACCGGCTCGATGAGGGTGAATCCCTATCAGGCGTTCGAGCCGGTCCCGTCGAGGATCACCCTCTCGCCGGCGGTCGACGAGTGGACCGTCACCAACACGGTCTTCACCGACGACGTCACGGAGCGTTTCGTCATCAGTGGCCATTTCGTGCCAGGCAGGTCGTGGGTCAGCTCGACCCGGTCGGAGTGGTCCGACGCCTTCGTGTCCACCAGCGCCGCATCGGCGCAGTTCCTGCGCCAGTTGACCGTCCAGTACACGGCGGAGAACTTCGATCCGGCCGAGGCGCTCGACACCCTCAAGTTCGACGGCATCGACCTGACGCCGGGCGTCCGTCCGGTCGCCAACGCGCTGGGGGTGCTGAACGGCTCCTTCGCCATTCCGGCCGGCATCCCGGAAGGGTCCAAGCGCGTGGAACTGCGCGGGCGGAACGGCAGCTACGGCGTCACCAGCTACATCGGGCGCGGCGTCATCACCACGGAGACGCGCCGGCGCATCGTCACCATCTTCGAGGATCACAGCGACCCGCTGGCCCAGACCTTCGTCCTGCCCGAGACCCGCGTGCTTCAGGCCGTGGATCTGTGGTTCACGGCGAAGGGTGGGCCGTCGCCGGTCATCGTGCAGATCCGCGAGACGGAGAACGGCGTCCCCACCCGCACCGTGCTGACCGAGGGCCGCGTCGCGGCCTCGGCCATCGTCATGGGCGGCGGGCACACCCGCGTCACCTTCGATCCCTTCGTGGCCCAGGGCGGCCAGGACTACGCGCTGGTGATCCTGACCGACGACGCCGACCACGCGGTGGCGGTGGCGGAGCTTGGCAAGTACGACCCGGTCAACGGCTGGGTGACGCGCCAGCCCTACCAGATCGGCGTGCTGCTCTCCTCCAGCAACGCCGTGACCTGGACTCCGCACCAGGAGAAGGATCTGACCTTCCGGCTGCTGGCGGCGGAGTATTCGAGCACGCCCAAGGAGATCACGCTCGGCACCTACAGCGTCACCGCCGTCTCGGACATGATCGCGCTGGCCGCGGTGGAGCGTCCGGCGGCGAGCACGGACGTCGAGTTCGTGGTGGTCGACGCCTCGGGCCGCATCCACACGCTGACGGAGATGCAGCCGCTGAACCTGTCGGACGCCATCACCGGCAACGTGACGGTCAAGGCCCGGCTGACGGGCGGCGGCGCCGTCTCCCCGGTGCTCTACCCGGCGGCCAAGACGGCGATGGGCAAGCTGGAGGTGACGGCGGACTACGTGTCGCGGCGCTTCCCGGCCGGCACCGGCTTCGCGCTCACCGTGGCGCTGGAATGCCTGCTGCCGGGGACGGCCACCGTCGCGGTCTACGCGGAGAGCGCCTCGACCGGCAACTGGGTGGCGGTGCCCTTCTCCAGCGGTTCGCCGGTCGGCGACGGCTGGGAGGAGCGGGTGTTCAAGGCTCCCTCCCTGGCCGGTGTCGGCACCGACAAGACCACGCGCCTGCGGATCGTGCTGAACGGCTCGCCGGCCAACCGGCCGTACCTGCGCAAGCTGACCGGCATCGCCCTGTAAGGATGACACGACATGCTTCTTCATGACGACCGGACGGGGAGGGGGCATCCCCTCCCGCATCCCGACAATCTTATGGAAGACGACGTCCAGCGCCTTCGGGAAGCGATCGGCGGGCTCGACCAGGACGTGACGGCTTTGGAAGGGCGGATCGGGTCCGCCGAAGCGTCGGTCGTGGAGTTGCAGGCCGGCAAGGCGGCGTCCGATCTGTCCAACGTCCCGGCGGCCGCCTTCAAGGCAAAGGCGGCCGCCTCCGGCTCGTCGCTGCCCGATGTGACGGCCGCCGACGCCGGGAAGTCGCTGGTTGTGAGTCCGGACGGGACCGGCTATCAGGTCGGCGCGTCGGCGTCCGCGGTTCAGCAGACGGCTCCGCTCTACGCCCCCGGTGGCGCCGGTTTCAACCTGACGGGCAAGTCGGTCCTGGCGGCCTACGAGCAGACGGTTGGCAGCATCTTTGCGTACGATTTCAACAATCGCAGCGCTTATGCCGAGCAGGATCCGGTGTCCGGCACCGACGCGGTCGGCGGGGCGTTCCAGCTTCACAACACCGCCGGCGCGGGGGTCGATGCCAACACGAAGCTGCTGATCCACGCGGACGGGGTGAATGGTTCGACCGAGATCATCGACGAGCGCGGCATCACGCCGTTCGGCACGCATTGCGCGTATTTTGATGGGAGCGCTGGAACAGGCTTTAAAATTCCAAGCAGCTTTAAGGTAGCGTTCGGCACAACGCAGGATTACACGGTTGAGTGCTGGGGGCGTTGGGGCGGGGCGCTGGGCGGCACTGTATCCGGTGTTCTGTTTGACTTCATGGTCAATGGTGGCAACAACCGCGCGCCCCGCGTCATGGTCGGCGGAGGCAATTGGTATTTTGCGTTCGATACCTACACTTGGACAGGCTCTGGTGTCGATCTGAATTGGCACCACTTCGCTTTTGTTCGGCGTGCAAGTACGCTGTACTTCTACCTTGACGGCGTGCAGGTGTTTTCGCAAGCCGCGTCTCTCAACACGGATGCCAGAGCTTTCACCCTCGGCATTGGGAATGACATGGTGTGGAACCCGTGGATTGGCTGGATGGACCAATTCCGCGTCTCCAAGGTGGCGCGCTACACCGACAACTTCACCCCGCCGACTGCGGAGTTCACGCCCGACCCCGATACCGTATACCTGTTACAGTTCAATGACGGCCATGGCAGCCAGTTCATCCGCGACAACAGCAAGAGCGGTCACGAAATCCAGGTGGGCTCGAGCCTTTCGAACGCCTGGGCGAAGTTCGGGGCGACGTCCCTGCGTCTGTCCTCCAGCGCGTCGCCGACCCGCATCGCCCCGACCAAGCCGCACGGTGATTTGGTTCTCGGGGCGCTGGATTTCACGCTCGACATGCAGGCGCGCTTCGACGGCGTGGCGACCAACCAGATCCTGGCCAAGTTCGACGACACCAGCAGCTACGGCCTGGAGATCTACCTCAACGGGGCGACCGGGAACCTCGAACTCTACGCCAGCAGCAACGGCACATCGTATGATCTGGCAAGCGGGGTCGTCATCGGCTCGATGACGGCGAACGTCGCGGCCCACGTCGCCTTGAGCCGTGTTGGAACCTCTCTCTATTTGTTCAAGGATGGCGTTCTCACCAACACGGTCGCCATCGGCACCGCCTCCATACGCGGTGCTGGGCAGGTTCGTCTTGGCTCCAACTCCGTCGGGACGAACAAGACAAACGGATACGTGGATGCTCTTCGTTTCGATAGGCGTGGCCTGTGGTCGGCATCTTTCACGGCACCGACGACGGCACCCACCGCCACCGACACCACGGTGCTGCTGTGCCAGTTCGAGGGCGTCAACGGTGACACCGTGGCCCTGGACAGCAGCGAAAGCAGCTATGGCTCCAACGGGTTCGGCGACACGACCACGCCGACGCTGACCTTTGCCGGGTCGGCAACGCTTGATGCCACCTACACCCGTGGCGGACACGGCACCTCACTTAAGCTGAACGGCACCACTCAGTACGCATCCATCGCATACGCCACCCCGAGCGCAGGGCATCCGATCTATTTCAGTGCCAGCGACAAGCTGTGCCTTGAGGGTTGGTTCTACATTGCCTCGTTCACCGGAAACCCGATTTTGGTGAGCTTGACAGCCACGTCGGGGAACACCTTGAGTTTTCTAGCAAACGCAGCCGGCTTTACACTCAGCGCCAACGGCGGGACCGTGCTTTCCGTCCCTGCAACGTGGGGAGGCACAGGGTGGCACCACGTCGCGATTGTGCGTGATCCGCGCGGCTGGGGGGTTGCTGTAGATGGCACTTTCTACGGAGGATATGCTCCGCAACTGAATCTGATCTACCCGAACGAGGCTTATACGTTAAATTTGGGCACCTTCAATGTTGGTGTTTCCAACTTTCTCAATGGCGCCATCGACAGCTTCCGCATCACCCACGGCAAACCGCGCTACACCACCAACTTCACACCCGGCAACCTTGTGGCCGACGATGACACCGCGCTGTTGTGGGTGTTCGACGGCACGGTTGGACAGAAGTGGGTCAAGGAACTGTCGAAGAACACCGTGCTGATCCAGAGTACGAATGCGCGGACGGTGAAAGACGGACGCTATATTTCTTTCAACCCCGGAACCGGAACGCTCAGCCTTCTCAACAACATCATCGGCCCCAAGTTCGGAACCAATTGCATCATTAAGGGCGGCAACGGTACATCTAACTTTATAATGCCTCACAATGCGAGTCTGTGCCCCTCCGTGGACTTCACAATTGAAGGATTGATGTATGGCTATAACTACACATCTTTCACTCGCACAATGATGTATAAGTGGAATGGCAGCACCACGACCTGGGCTTTGCGTGTGAATTCTGGAGGTGATGTTACGTTCAATTACGTTGATACAGGCGGAACCACCATAACTATTACTGGAGGCGCTTCCAGCATTACGGCGGGAAACTGGTCACATGTCGCAGCTGTCCGCAACGGTACCACCTTGAGCATTTACGTGGATGGTGTGCTCAAAGGCTCGGTGACGGCGACTCTCGGAATGCGACAAGACACCACCGGCAACCTCTTCATCGGCACGGACGCCACAGGTGCCGCTCCAATGGACGGCGGGCTGGACGAGATGCGGATTTCCAGCGTCGCTCGCTGGACGTCCAACTTCACCCCGCCGACCCTGGCTTACGGGCAGCAGTACGTGACCGGTCCGTACTGGGTGGCGACCAAACCGGGTCTGTCGGCGCTCGACCTGTCGGCGTTCAGCTCGGTCGACAGCGCGGCGCTGACCGGCAGCACGCCGCCCAACACCAGCCTGAAGTTCCTGCTTTCGACCGACGGCTATGCGACGCCGCTCAAGCGTTGGACAGGCTTGGCCTGGGCGGCGACTGCTCACAGCATGGTGTGGTCGGCTGGCGCTGGGACGCTGACCACCAGCGCCACATCCACGCAGTTCGCCAGCGTCGCCAACACCTGGGCCGAGTTGCTGGCCGGGCTGCTGGCGCTTGACCTGACATCGATCGCCAGCCTCAACGTCGTGGCGATCCTGTCCACCACCAACCAGCAATTCACGCCGGTGCTGGACCAGATCACGCTGGCCCTCGACGAGTACCAGCTCATGCAGCCCGGCGTGGACTATACCATCAAGCGTAAGCGTGCGCTCGGCGTTCAGACCCTGGAGTTCAAGCGGCTCAAAGCTGGCAACGCCAACCACGTCATCGACTACATCGGCTGAGCCGAAGCCCTCCAGCCCTGCTTCCTGTCCGCCCGGCCTCTACGCCGGGCTTTTTCATGCCCAACACAAGGGAAAGGTTTCCCATGCCCGAACAGTTTCTCCATGGTGTGGAAGTTGTCGAGATCGACAACGGCCCGCGCCCGATCCGCACCGTCAAATCCTCCATCGTCGGCCTCGTCGGCACCGCTCCCGAGGCGGACGCCATCGCCTTTCCGCTGAACAAGCCCGTCCTGGTCGCCGGCTCGCGCAGCCAAGCCGCCAAGCTGGGCACCGCCGGCACCCTGCCGGCGGCGATCGACGGCATCTTCGACCAGGCCGGCGCCATGGTGGTGGTGATCCGCGTGGCGGAGGGGACCGGGGCGGACGATGCCGCCAAGGCCGCCGCCACCCTCACCAACGTCCTCGGCGGCGTGGACGGCGTCACCGGCGCCTACACCGGCGTCCACGCCCTGCTGGCCGCCCGCACGGATCTGGACCTGACCCCGCGCATCCTGTGCGCGCCGGGCTTCACCCACCAGCGCACGGTCGGCGGCGTCACCGGCGCCGTCGTGGCGGCCGGCGGCATCGGCTACGCGGCCGGCACCACCAGCGTGACCATCACCGGCGACGGCACCGGCGCCGAGGCCACCGCCACCGTGACCGACGGCGCCGTCACCGGCATCACCGTCACCAAGCCGGGGCGCGGCTACAGCAGCGCCACCGTCACCGTCACGGGGGCCGGCACCGGGGCCGCCGCCACCGCCAACCTCGGCGACGTCGCCAACGCGGTGGTCGCCGAACTGCTCGGCATCGCCGAGCGCATCCGCGCCGTGATCATCGCCGACGGCCCCGGCAGCACCGACGAGGCGGCGGTCGCCTACCGTGGCGACTGGGGCTCGCCGCGCGTGTTCGCGGTCGATCCCTGGGGACTGGTGATGAAGGACGGCGAGCCGGCGGCGGAACCGCTGTCCGCCCGCGTCGCCGGCCTGATCGCCAAGACCGACAACGACCGCGGCTTCTGGTGGAGCCCCTCCAACCAGGCGATCAACGGCATCGTCGGCACCTCCCGCGCGGTGGACTTCACGCTGGGGGATGCGAACTGCCGGGCCAATTACCTGAACGAGCACGAGGTGGCGACGGTGATCCGCGAGGACGGCTTCCGCCTGTGGGGCAACCGGAGCTGCTCCAGCGACCCGAAATGGGCGTTCCTGTCGGTCCGCCGCACCGCCGACATGATCAACGACAGCCTCCAGCGGGCGCATCTGTGGGCGGTCGACCGCAACATCACCCGCACCTACCTGGAGGACGTCACGGAAGGCGTCAACGCCTACCTGCGCAGCCTCACCGCGCAGGGCGCCATCCTCGGCGGCCGCTGCTGGCCCGATCCGGACCTCAACTCGGCCGCCAACATCGCGCAGGGCAAGGTCTTCTTCAACTTCGACTTCACCCCGCCTTATCCGGCCGAACACATCACCTTCCGGTCGCATCTGGTGAACGACTACATTGCGGAGATCCTGTGATGGCGATCCAACTCCCCCGCGTCCTGAAGAATCTGAACCTGTTCATCGACGGCTCCGGCTATGCCGGCCGCGTGGAAAGCGTGGTCCTGCCCAAGCTGTCCCTCAAGACCGAGGAGTACCGCGCCGGCGGCATGGATTTGCCGGTCGAGGTCGACGTCGGCATGGCCAAGCTGGAAGCGTCGCTGGTCCTTTCCGACTTCGATCCGGCGCTGTTCGCGTCCTTCGGCCTTCTCGACCTCGTCGGCATTCCCGTCACCATCCGCGGCGCCTTCCAGGCGCAGGGCAACGCGGAGGTGACGTCGGTGGTCGTCAACCTGCGCGGCGGGTGGCGGGAGATGGATGTCGGAACCTGGAAGGCGGGGGAGAAGTCGACCCTCACCCTCGCCGTCGCCGCCCACTACTACAAGCTCACCGTGAACGGGGAGGAGCTGGTGGAGATCGACGCCATCAACATGGTGCGCTCCATCGGCGGCGTCGACCTGCTGGCCGCCCAGCGCGTCGCCGTCGGCCTCTGACCCTCCTTTCCCGATAGCCACCACGGACAGGGCCGGCGCGGCGACACCGCCGTCGCCGGCCCTGTCGTTTTCAAATCCCGACATGGGGAGCATGGATATGAACGACACGCAGACCATCGGGCCGCGCCGCGTCGCGCTGAGCGTGCCCATCGCGATCGACGGGCAGGAGACGACGGACATCACCCTGCGGCGTCCCAAGGTCGCCGACCTCCGGCGCATGGACGCCGTGAAGGGCGGGGACCTGTCCAAGACGCTGTGGATGATCGGCCAACTCGCCGGCCTGTCGCCGCAGGAGGTCGACGAGATCGACGCCGGGGACCTGGAGGCCATCGCGGAGGTGGTCGCGGGTTTTACCGGGAGGGGGCGGGAGTAGCCCCGGACATTCTGTGGGCGGCCATGGCGGACGTGGCCGCCGTCTTCCACTGGCCTCCGTCCGCGATGGACGAGATGGAGCCGGCGGACCTGCTGCGCTGGCACGGGCTGGCGCGGGAACGCGGTTCCATGACCGGAGGGATGCATGGCTGAACAGGACCCCACCCTCGCGGGTAAGAAGTTTTCGGAACTCGTCAAGAAGATGGGCAACGTGACGGCATGGGTGTCCAACGCCGTCGCGGGCATGAACCGGGACCAAAGCGTTTCCAACTTGGTAAGGAATATCAAGAGGCTGGCGCGGGAGGGGCTGGAGGCTCGGGCGGGGGTTCGGGGGTATGTCCCCGGTCCGGCCGGCGCGCGTGCGGCTAGGGTCGGACCGGGCCTGTCGTCCTTGAAAACCTACCTGACGCAGCGCGGCGAGGCGGTACGGGCACGGTTCGAGAGGTTCGAGAAGCACGCCAAGCTCTCCGCCATGGGGGACCGCTTCAAGGCCGTGGGAGGGCAGATCGTCACGACCCGCGAGCAGGCGTCCGGTTTGGCCGGATTGACCGGGCAGGGCCTGTCGGCCTTGTCGGGTGCGCTGGCTTCCACGGGGAAGAGCGCCCTCAGGGCGTCGGCGGATTTCGAGACCTACAAGGCCGTCCTGACCACCATCATGGGGGAGGACAAGGCCAAGGCCTCCATGACGTGGATCGACGAGTTCACCCGGAAGACACCCTTCAAACTGGCGGGGGTGACCCAGGCCTTCATGACGTTGAAGGGTAAAGGCATCGATCCGATGGATGGAACCTTGCAGGCCCTGGGGGACGCCGCCGCCGCCACCGGCAAGCCGCTGAACGACCTGGCGGAGGCGTTCGCCGACGGTGTCGGCGGCGATTGGAAGGGGCTGAAGAAACTCGGCATCACGCTCAGGAAGACCCAGGGCGACATGATGTCGATGACCTACACCGACAAGAACGGTCGGGAACAGACCATCGAAGCGGCGAAGAAGGACAGCGAGGCCATGCAGGCGGCCATCCTGCATGTCCTCAAGGCCAAGGGGTTCGGCGGAACCCTCGATGCCCTGTCGCAAACCTGGGATGGGATGTGGTCCAGCCTTCAGCACAGCCTGACCGGCTTCCTGCGCATGATCGGGGACGCCGGGGCCTTCGAGGCGCTGAAGGGCAAGCTGCGGTCCATCCTGGAACTGATCGCCCGATGGAAGGCGGATGGCACCCTACAGGCCTGGGCCAACAGGATATCCGACACCCTCAAGACACTGTTCGATTTTATCGAGGCCAAACTGACTGGGGTGGATTGGGGGAACGCGTTCACGACGGTGACCACCGCCGTTTCGGATTTCGTGGGGTGGGTCCAGCGTGCCGTGACCTATGTCGGCGGCTGGGAGAATGCCGTTCTGATGCTGGCGGCTGCCTTGAGCGCCAACCTGCTGGTGTCCCTGATCGGCTTGGCCGGCCAGTTCGCGGTCTTGGTGCCGCTGGTGTTTCGTGTCATCGCCGCCATAGCGAGCGCTTTGGCGAGCAACCCGATCGCGCTCGCGATCATGGGCATCGCTGTCGCGGTGGCTATGATCTACGAGTATTGGGAGCCCCTGTCCGCCTTCTTCACGAGCTTGTGTGACAGCGTTGGCGCGGCTTTCGCGGGGTTTTTTGGCGATGTCCGCGACCTGTGCGGCGGTTTGAAGGCCTCCATTGCAAAGGCCTTCGAGGACATCCTGCAATTCATTGCCAACATCGATTTCCGCGCCATCGGCGCGGAGCTAATTGGGGATCTGCGGGACGGCATCACGGCCAAATGGGCGGAACTGGAGTCCTGGCTGACCGATAAATTAAAAAGCCTGACCGACTGGATACCGGATGTGGCCAAGGACAAGCTTGGAATCACGGCGCCCAGCGGCACGCTGGCGGCTCCACCGGCCAACGAGAACCGGAGCGCGGTGGAACGGGTGGCTGCTCCCAGGAACACGGCGCTCGCTGCCGGTCTGGCCGCGGCCCTGGCGGCCGCGCCGGTGGCCGCGTCCCCCACCGTGGCGAAGGCGGCGTCCTCCGCTCCGCCGGCGGTGGAGAATGCGGGCAAAATTCCGGGCGCCGCTTTGGCCGTTCCGGGCGGAGCGGGCGCCTCGTCCCCGTCCCCGTCCCCTATCGTCCCATCACCCATCGCTCCGTCGCCAAGCCCGTCATCCGGCCCGTCATCCGGCCCGTCGTCCGGCACCGTGGTGAACGCGCCGGTGAACGTGTCGATCACCGTCAACGGGATAGCGGAACTCGATGCCTTGCGCCGGGAGACCGAGGGCGCGGTGCGACTCGCTCTGGCCGAGTGGACATCCCGCCAGCAAGCGGACGCCGAGGCGTCCTTGTTCGACCAATGGGCATGATCACTGACGGAGACCGGCATGGCCGAACGCATCATGTTGGGTTTGGGAGACTTCCGCTTCGAGGTGGGGACCGCCGCCTACCAGTCCATGAAGCGCTCCCAGGCCTTCCGGTGGGGAAAACAGGACCGGATCGGCCGATTGCCGGCCCTCCAGTTCACCGGTCCGGACCTACAGGCCGTGGAACTCACCGGAGTCATCCATACCGCCTTCCGTGGCGGCCTGGGGCAGATCCCGCGGATGCGGGAGATGGCGGCCCTGGGCACGCCGCTGGAACTGGTGGCCGGCACCGGCACGGTGCTGGGTCTCTGGTGCATCACGGAGGTCAGCGAAACGGGCACCGTCCTCACCGACGACGGACGCCCCCGCAAGGTGGAGTTCACCTTGAAGCTCCAGGAATACGGGGACGACGCGCCGGATGGCGGCGTCCCGGACGAGACGCCCGGCCCGGCCGGCGGAGAGGAGGATCAGCCATGACGCTCCAGTATGTGAGCAAGGCCGGGGACACCGCCGACGGCATCGCGTGGAAGCGGTACGGTGCCCGTTCCGGCACGGTGGAAGCCCTGCTGGACGCCAACCCCGGCCTGGCAGACCAGGGCGCCGTGCTGCCGGCGGGGCTTCTCGTCACGTTGCCGGATCCTCCCGCGGAGACGGCGCGGGCGGTGATCAGGATTTGGGGGTGAGCGATGCGGCCAGCCTTCCGACTGTTGGCGGGCGGGGCGGACATCACCGCCAACATCAGGGACCGCCTGCTGTCCATCACCTACCACGACGAGGCGGAAACCAAATCCGATCGCCTCACCATCCGGCTGGACGATCGGCCCAGACCGGGAAGCGGAGCCCATGTGGCCCTGCCGGATGTCGGCACCCGGCTGGAGTTGGCGCTGGGGTACGAGGAGAGCGGGCTGGTCGCCATCGGTTCCTTCACCGTGGACCGCATCAAGCACAGCGGCCCGCCCGCCACGCTGGAGGTCGGGGCCATGGCGGCCGACATGCCGGGCCCGTTCCGTTCCCCGGCGTCCCGGTCCTGGGACGGCACCACGCTGGGGGCCATCGCGCGGGAGATCGCCGACGCCCATGGCTACCGCGCCAAGGTGGCGGCGGCGTTGGACGCCGTGCCGGTGGAGCACGAGGATCAGACCAACGAAAGCCCGATGGCCTTCCTCAACCGTCTGGCGGCCCGGCACGACGGGGTGGCCAAGCCGGTGAACGGACTCCTGGTGCTGGCTCCGAAGGGCACGGCCAAATCCGTCACCGGCCGGTCCCTGCCCGCCGTTTCCCTGCGGCCGGAGCGGATGTCCCGCTGGGACTTCAGCTACTCCGCCCGGAAGGAGGCCGGCGAGGCCGCCAAGGACGGAACCGGCAAGGCCGGCAGCGGGGGAGGGGTGCGGACGGTCTATTGGGACAAGGACGCGGCCCGGATGGTCGAGGTGACGAAGGGCTCGGCGCCTTACCAGAACGCCCGTTTCGCCTCCTCCGGCCCACGGGCCGCCAAGGCGGACGCGGCCTCCACGAAGAACCGGAAGGACCGCGAGAAGGCCGAGTTCTCCGCCACCTGTCCGGGGGACCCGGCGTTCCAGGCGGAACAGAGGCTCGTTCTCGGCGGATTCCGTCCGGGGATCCCCACCGAATGGCGCCTGACCAGCGTCGAGCACAAGCTGGAGAGCGGCGCGTATTCGATGTCGATCAAGGCGGAACTGTTCAACGGCGCGCAGGCGGACGCGGCGCAACCGGAATGACGTCCATCTGCGGCCGCCGATTGCCCATCGCAAACGCAAAGGTGTCTTCCATGCCCGACATGACCAAGCTGAAAGCGGACTTGATCCGCGACGAGGATCTGCGGTTGAAGCCCTACCGCTGCACCGCCGGCAAACTCACCATCGGGGTGGGCCGGAACCTGGAGGATGTCGGCATCGCCAGGGAGGAGGCCATGCTTTTCCTCGACAACGACATCGCCCGGATCACCGCCGATCTCGACCGCGTCCTGCCCTGGTGGCGGACGCTGTCGGAGCCCCGCCGGCGCGCCTTGGCCAACATGGGCTTCAATCTCGGCATCGACCGCCTGCGGGGCTTCCGCAAGATGCTGGCCGCCCTGGAGACTGGGGATTGCGCCCGCGCCGCGCTGGAGGCGGAGGACAGCCTGTGGGCCCGTCAGGTCGGCGGGCGCGCCGCCCGCATCATCGGTGCCATCCGCAACGGGTGA